ATCCCAAACTGAATCGCCCCGGGTTTGAAGGAGGCTCCAACATTTGAGAAAATGGAGCCACCATGAAAAAATCAGTCCGATATTCCCCCGAAGTGATGGAGCGCGCCGTGCGCATGGTCCAAGAGGCCGGCAGCGAGTACGAGTCGCAGTGGGCGGCCATCACGTCCATCGCAGCCAAGATAGGCTGTACCTCCGAAACTCTGCGCCGTTGGGTGCGCCAGCGTGAGCGTGACACGGGCCAGCGTGAGGGCACCACAACGGCCGAAAGCGAGCGCCTCAAGGCGCTGGAGCGCGAGAACAAGGAGCTACGCAAGGCGAATGAAATCCTGCGTCTGGCGAGCGCGTTTTTCGCCCAGGCGGAGCTCGACCGTCGCTTCAAATCGTGAGACAGTTCATCGACCAGCACCGCCAAGCGTATGGGGTCGAGTCGATTTGCAAAGTCCTGCAAGTCGCCCCGTCCGGCTACTGGCGTTACGCCGCGCAGCGGTGCAATCCCGCTTTGCGCAGCAATCGTGCGAAGAGTGACGAGGTGCTGGCCTCTCAAATTGAACGCGTCTGGCAAGCCAACATGCAGGTCTATGGTGCCGAAAAGGTCTGGCGCCAACTGCGGCGCGAAGGCACCGAAGTTGCCCGCTGCACCGTTGAGCGCTTGATGCGCCGCGCCGGCCTGCGCGGCGTGATGCGGGGCAAGGTCGTGAAGACCACGATCGGCAATGCGGCCGCACCTTGTCCGCTGGACCGGGTCAACCGCCAGTTCAAGGCACAACGACCCAATCAACTGTGGGTGTCCGACTTCACCTACGTCTCGACTTGGCAAGGCTTTGTCTATGTGGCCTTTGTGATTGATGTCTTTGCCCGGCGTATCGTGGGCTGGCGCGTCAGCAGCTCGATGCGCACCGACTTCGTTCTGGATGCCTTGGAACAGGCGTTGTACGCACGCCAACCGGAACGTGATGACGCCTTGATTCATCATAGCGACAGGGACTCGCAATACGTCTCCATTCGCTACAGTGAGCGTCTGGCAGAAGCTGGAGTTGAGCCTTCTGTGGGAAGTAAGGGCGACAGTTATGATAATGCGTTGGCCGAGACCATTAACGGGCTGTACAAGGCAGAACTGATACATCGCCGTGCTCCCTGGAAGACGCGCGAGGCCGTCGAGCTGGCGACGCTAGAGTGGGTGACCTGGTTCAATCATCATCGGTTGCTCGAACCGCTTGGCTATATACCGCCGGCCGAAGCTGAGGCAAACTACTACCGACAACTTTCCGAGCAGGTTATTTCGCCTGACTCACACCAATCGGCCTCCTAAATTTCCGGGGTGATTCATAAACGTGCTTGATGTGGCTCGTGGATTGAACGCGTGGAGTCGTCAAATTCGTCATAATAACGAAGGAGAGAAGGCAATGGCTGCAATAGGGCACAGAATTGCGCTGTGAGATCGCTCTCAGAAAACGCATTGGGGCTGATTTCTTCTGGCTGCATTTTCAATGTCCTCCCGGAAGTCCTCTTAACAGCTCAACGCGATCGTCGAATGCATCATTCCAAACACCCGCAAGGCGGTCTTCGAATACTGCGCGTGCGTACCGTGCCGGCATTGTAGACTGTCGCGACCATCCGAAGAATGTTCGCATTTTCTGCAATGCCTCATCCATGGAGTCTCCTTGCAAAAGCAACTGATGAAGGCGAACGACCGAACATGTATGCCGGAGATCATGTGGCGTGATAGTTGTTTTTCCTGTTCTGGCTTTTAGTTCCGCGACTACGGCGGATGGAAGGCGGGACGAGACCACCGAAAATGCCTTGGTGAGGGCTTCTGTGGATAGTGGTGCTCGTGACTTTGAACTAAGCAAGAAAGAGTGCTCGGCACGCCCCCGGTAGTTTTCGGCGTACATTTGCACGATCCGTGCAGTTGTTTCGCTGACGGGAATTTGCCGTATTGAGGCTTGAGTCTTAATGCCGGGTTTGGAATGGCGAGGATCCTGTTCGGAGTCCTCCTATTCGTTTTCCCTAATGTTGATCCAACTCCTGACGCGCCCGAGTCTTGCGTCATGGCCGCTCTTTATAGCATCTGCTGGCAGAAGCAATACCTCGCCACGGCGCAAACCTTGATGCAACATCAATATGAACGCGACGTATATCCGCCAGCGTGTTTGAAGCCGAGGAAACGGATTTTTATGGGATTCTGGATCGAGGAGCTGGTAAAGCGCCTCGACTGTCGATGCCGGTAGCGATCGAATTGATTCCGGTGCATTGCGTTTTCTGACGCGAAACTGGCTGTACAGGACCGATAGTTGGTGAAGGCGAGTTTCGATCTGCCGTAATATCTGATCGGAACCGCTTTTAGCTATCCAGGACACGACTGAACTGACGAAATGGAATCCGACTTGCCAGCGCATTTCGTCGGCCGGCGTTGTGTCAGGCTTATTCCGAATCGAAATGAACCACGACTCGAGAATTTGCCCAAGCGCCGCGTCGTCCAACGACGCTAGCGCATCGTCTAAGGCGCCGTAACCGCGCAGGCCGTCGGCGTGTTGATAGAGGTTGTCGATATATCGCAATTTTTTCAGATGCGTTGAATCTGCTAACGCACCGGCAGTTGCGGCAGACCAAACTGTAGCCCAGTAGCGCGGAAGTCCCTTGGGATCGACCAAGACCGGGCCGCGCAGATTGGGCGGAACTTGGGAGTCGTTCAGCTGAAGAATCATCGGCGTCTTTCGTGAACCGCAACGCCTAAACATACCATTTACCGTAGAGTTGTTGCGGTAAATTTTCAAACTGCGCAACACTCTGTTAACTACCCGGCTTTCGCATAATGTATATTGAGTTACAGAAATAAAAAAAGGCGCTAACCTAGCGCCTATGCGGGTTTCCGGCCGATTAAGCCGTGTGCATTTCGCTCACGGGAGACTCGCCAAACGTGTTGTAAATCTCACGCCACACAAGCCGCTCTTCTGCGGAATTTGCGCGATCTATCGCAAGATCGGCAAAAATTATTGCCGGGTGCACGCCCAAAATTGAGGCAATCTTCAACGCCATTTCATTGCTAAATCCGGTTTTCTCCTGCTTGACCAGGCCGATGTAAGACCTTGATACGCCTAGCAATCTTGCGATTCCGTTGTCGGATTCGATGCCGGTATGCAGTTTCAGGGCACACAGATAAACGGCAGACTTCATGGCTAATTCCTCGCATAAACACAATTTTCGGGTGTGCGTCAAGTATAGGCACAGTTACGTTTTACACGCAATGTCGATTGGGACTCGACATCGCGTTGCCAAAACCACTAATATCCGCTCGTACCTAGGCAGGAGGCGGGTTCCCAAGGGGGCAAGCGCATATTGACCTAGTTATTTTTTACAAATCGTAACAACAAAACAACGGGGATCACTTACATGCGCCAGGAGTCGGATATGAACACCATGGAATTGCCAGGTCTGCCGGTGATGGCGCCACGTAAGAAACCAGGCCGCCCGCGTCAATACGCCACGGCTAAAGAGCGCCAGGAAGCCTACCGCCAGCGCAAGGGCGTCAAACTGCTGACCGTTGAACTGCCGGCCGATGTGCATGGCGATTTTGTGGCCTGGCTTGGCAAACGAGGCGAACAGCGCGGCCAGGTCATCACCCGCCTGATCCGTAGCCAACTGCTGCGCAAACGTTAATGAACGCCATTTCCAAGGAACACCGCGCCGAACTGGCACGCGTGGCGCTCTGGCCGCTCACGTCGCGGGCCGTCCGCGCCGCCGTGCTGTCAATCGCCGGGATTCAGCGCGACCGCGCAAATGATCACTTGGACTCTTTCTCCCCTGAAGAACGCACCGCCATTTGGGCGGCTGCGCGGATGCTTGAGCGCGACGCCTGCACCGTGGCGCAATGCGCCGAACGCATTTACCTGGCGAACTGATGCCGACTATCCAGCAAGAGCGCGGTCAGCGCACTATCAAAGGCTTGCCCCCACGTTGGGGCCAGCGCGCCTATCAGCAGTTGAACGAGGCCCGCGCCGGCCAGGTGTTGGGCGATATGCCGCCACGCTACACCCGCCTGTCTGCGATCCTGGATGAAGTCACCAGCGCCCCGCTGCCTATCGATGCCACCGACGCGCAATTAGTCGTCCTGGCAGAGCGTAGCGCGAACGAGTGCGCCAGCATGACCGCATTGATCCATGATCCTAAAGCCCTGCGCGCCCGCCTGGCGTGGATGGTGGTCAATCGTGGCCTGGAACCGCCAGCAATCGAGGATGACCGCCAATTCATGCTGCGTTGTGTTGATCCTGCCTGGTGGCGCCGCCGTCTGCGCACCGTGCACGGCCGCGCATTTGAGCATGCCGCAATGCGCCTGGGTTTCGTCAGTATCCGCAATGGCGCCTACGCCAGTAACGAAACGGTTGCGCGCCACGGCGGCGCCAAGCGCCGTAACGCCAAGACCCTCGCCAACGTCACCATGACGAACGAACACGGCCACGAATTTGCGCTTGCAGAACTGGCGCTCAAGAGCGTAGCCAACAAGAGCATACGCCGCGCCGAACTGATGCTGCGCATGCGCGGCTGCGAGGAAATAGCCGGCGAACTGGGCCATGTGGGCGTTTTCGTCACGTTGACCTGCCCTTCAAAATTCCATGCCGTCCTGGCGAAGTCCGGCACGCAAAACCCGAACTACAACGACTCGGATGCACGCGAGGCCCAAGGCTACCTGGTGAAAGTGTGGGCCTGTATCCGCGCCGCGCTGCACCGCTACGACATTCGCCCGTATGGCTTCCGCATCGCAGAGCCGCACCATGATGGTTGCCCGCACTGGCACATGCTGCTGTTCGTGGCGCCGCACCAGGCACGCCGGCTGCAAATGGTCATGCGCTCCTACGCGCTGGCCGAAGACGGCGACGAGCCAGGCGCGCAGAAAAACCGTATCAAGATCGTCCGCATTGAGGCGGAAAAAGGTACGGCGGCCGGCTACATCGCCAAGTACGTAGGTAAAAACATCGACGGCGAACACGTAGGCGTAACCCTGGACAAAGACGGCAACGAAATCCCTGCTGACATGGTGGGCGATGAAATCGTAAAGCCGGCCCAACGCGTAGAGGCGTGGGCGTCGGCCTGGGGTATCCGCCAATTCCAGCCAATCGGCCAGCCTCCCGTAACTATCTGGCGCGAACTGCGCCGCGTTGCTGCTGACCAGGTGGCCGATGCGCCCGCGCACGTCCGCGAGGCGTGGGAAGCGTGCCAGCGCGTGGAAGTGACCGACGCGGAAACCGGCGAAGTCACGACCGACAGCACCGCCAGCTATGCCCGCTATATCCGCGCACAAGGCGGCGTGAACCAGGGCCGCAACTACGCCATCGGGATCAAGCTGGACGTGGCCGAACGCGAGGGCCGCTATGGGCTGACGATGCGCGGCGTACCGACCGGCGTGTACTGCCGCCTGGCGCCGGAAACGCTCTACGCCTCGACCCGCTACGAGTGGAAGCGGAGCATAGGCGCGGCGGCGCAAGCCGCCCCTTGGACTCGTGTCAATAACTGTACGGACGATTCCACCGAAAAAACGCCGACCTGGATGCTTTACGCCGCACGGCCGGCGCCGATGGCGCCGCACGATGATTCGGAGTGGTATGCCAATTTCAATTTTGAGTATTTCGACAGTGACGAATATAAAAAACACTGTGGCGATGGCGCCAGATGACAACGCGGAACGGTAGAACGCTGACCAAGGTCAACATGGTGGCGATGGCGCGAACGCTGATGTTCGGCGCTGGAATGATGACGCACCAGAAAATAGATTACGCCGTTGACCGTCACCGACGCCGCGTGCGCGGCACGATAAACGGCCTGACCGTGTTCGATATGAGCCGGCAGGGAATTTTGCTCATGTGGAGGATGAAGTATGGAAAGTGAAGAGTTAGAGAGCCAGGCGGTGCGCCTGATCAAGCAATACGGGTTTTTCTTGCCAGCGCCCGCAAAGGAGTTTTTCCGAAAGCTGGCGACGTTTCTTAACTGGGAACAATTAAAAAAGGAGCTTTAAAAAAATGAATGACCGTCTGAAATGGATTCTGTCGCAAGTTATCAAACTGAACGACGACAACAATATTCGCTACGAGGGCAACGGCGTGTACCAGGGCATGAAAATGGAACTGGAAAGCGTGATTGCCGGCTATGACGCCGCAATCGCGGAGGCCGTCAAGGCGGCGGCGCCGCCGCCCGCCGTTGAGCAGGTGGTGATGACCGCTGACCAGGTGGCCGACGTCATCGCCAGCATTCCCAAGGTCGGCAACTACGAGAGCGTCATGGCCGGCCTGACCAAGACCGTAAATGACGCCCTGGAAGCGTCGGACGTGGCAGTGATGGCCGCGATCAACGCCAAGGGCGACGACATCGTAGCGGCGCTCAAGGCAGCGTAAGCAGCACCAAACCGGCGCCACCTGCCCACAAGGCGGAGTGGCGGCCATCCAATAGCCGGCCCTTACCGGGGCCGGAATCATAGGAATTCGTAACATGGCATCTAAAACCCTCGGGCGCGTCGCGTGCCCTATCGGCTGTCCGCATACGGCGGCACAAGTCAAAATCAAAACGGACAAGGGCGAGAAAACCGCCTATCCATACGTCCATTGCGCCTCCTGCGGCGTGCAACTCCATACCCGAAGCGAAGAACAAGCCCGCCACCTCCTGGCGATGACCCGGCCAGAAAAGGGCGCAGCAGACGCGCCAGCGCCTCCGCCAGCGCCCGAACCCGCGCCGGACGTGCCAGCGCCGCCCCAAGCGCCAGAAACGCCGCCAGCGCCCGCTAAACGCGCCGGCCTGTTCGATGGCCTGTTCGGGGCGCCAGCATGACGCCGCAAGAAGCCGAAGCCCTGGTACGCGAAGGCGCGGCCATTGACCAGGGCGCGGCCGACCATGCGGAGGCGGCGGCGTCCGGCAACTTGGACGACAAAGGCCGCATCGTGGCGCCGGACGAGAACGCCCGCGCAATGGAATGGTTCATGGTCCCCAAGGTGATCGCCTGGGCGGTGACCGCCGTATTCCCGGAAACCGCGCCGGCCTACTCGGACGACAAGTGCATGGAACTGGCGCACGCAATCGTGCCGGTGGCCGACAAATACGGCCTGTCCGGCGTGGGCGACTCGCCGGAACTGATGCTCCTGCTGGCTACAGGCATGTTCTGCGCGCCTGGCTACCTGGCGCACAAGGAACGAAAGCGCCTGGCGGCGGCCGAAGAAAAGGCGAGATTGGAGGGCGGCGCCGATGGCCGTCGAGAATAAGGCGCAGATATGGGCCGTCATGGGCCAGTCCGGCACCGGCAAAGGGCTGTGGATCAAGTCGGAGCTACGCCGCATCAAGCCGAAGCGCATCTTGTTCCTGGACCCGCAAGACGAATACGGGGCATTCGCGCCGGCCGTCAGCGCGGGCGATATGGCGCGCATCATCACGGCGGCCGGCGCCAGCAAGCCCTTTGCCGTGCGCTACGTGTTCCCCAAGGATTGCACCGCCGACCACTTCGCCCGCATCTTTAGCCTGGCGTGTCGCCTGGCCTATGGCGCCGGCAACTGCGCTTTCCTGGTCGAGGAACTGTCGAATTTCACTACAGCGTCCTGGGGGCCGCCGTTGTGGCGCCGCATGTGCAATTCCGGCCGGCATGAGGGCGTGCACGTCATCGGCTGTAGCCAGTTCCCGGCGCAGGTCGATAAATCGTTCCTGTCAAACGCCACGCTGGTGCATTGCGGCTGGCTCGGTGAAGACCCGCACCGCAAGGCCATTGCAATCAAGATCGGCGTCACGCCCGAACTGATCAACCAGATACCGGACCTGTATTTCATGGAATGGCACCGGGCCGACCGGAAAATCAGGTACGGGGGAATTTCTATTGCGGGGCGCGTGAGTGAAATGGGCTACGTGGAAAAAGCCACAAAAACGTTGCCTACTTGTGGGCCTACGAGGCGAAAAAAGGGAGAAATTTCTACCTAGGGGTAGGGGTATCCGTAGAGGCGTGGCGAAGTCTGGTTTTTGAGGTGGGCGCCGGTTAACTTTCGGACCTATGCAAATCACTAAATTTTTGCCTACGCCCCAAAAACTGAGCCAGGAAACGATTGCCACACTCGGGGCAATCATCATTTCCGCCTGGCTTGTGTCGAGGATTCCAGCGTTAAAAAAACTCGTTCAAGAGTCAAACACTCAACCTTACTAGGAACACGAAATGAAGACCTACATCAAGCAAGCCCTGTTCATCCTGGCCGTTGTCGGCGTCGCCAAATACGTCAACGGCGCCATGCCGGCTAACCCGCTGGATAAATTCCTGCCGGCCTAAGTCATGGATATCAAAGGCGCCGTCAAGAGCGCAGTCATGACCCTGGCCGTGATCTACGTGCTGAACCAGATCACCGTTACCCGCAACCTCGTACAAACCGCATTGATCGGATAAGAAGAAAAATATGTTCAACAAACCACTGCAACAGGCGCAAGGCGTCGCACCGGGCCAAATCGCAACCATCCGCGTTGCGCCGGAAGAATTTACCCTGGTCGGCATCAAACTGGCGCTGTCCGGTACGACCTTCGACAAGACCAAGATTGACCGCATCCGCGTCAAGGTCGGCGCCCGCGTCATTTGGGACCTGACCTACGCGCAGATTCAGGCCATCAACAACTACAAGAACGGCGCCGACAACCTGAAATACCTGCTGATCGACTTCACCGAACGCACGCAAGCCATTTTCCCGGTCAAGGAAATCGGCGGCCTGGACCTGATGACCCTGGTAGCGATTGGCGAGGTGTTCATTGAGTTGTACATCAATGCCGCTGCCGTTGGTCCGGTGATCGCCGGCACCGGCTACTACGAGCAACGCCAGAAAAACCCGATCGTGCAAAAGTACGTGCCGTTCTCGGTGGCGCAAACCGTGTCGGGCCGCGTGACCCTGCCTATCAACCTGCGCGGCGCCCTGCTGAAACGCCTGTGGATCTTCTACAGCGGCACCGCCTGGACCGCCACCACGAACGGCAACGTCAATCGCCTGGAATGCAAGAAAAACGGCGTGGTGTTCTTCGACCAAACAGACCTGGATAACCGTTTCGACCAAACCCAGTTCAAGAAAGTGCCGCAAGCTGGCTTGTTCGTCGCTGACTTCCTGGTGGACGATAACCACGATGCGCACATCACCACGTTGCGCAACACCGAATCGGGCCAGGTGTTCGATGCCTTCGAGTTCAACGGCTACCTGTCCGACGCGGGCGGCGCAAGCATGACCGTAATCGCGGAAGTCCTGGACACCGTGACCAACCTGTAAGGGGGCGCCATGAGCTTAACCAATGACGCGCTGTACGGCACCTATCAGGCGCCGTACATGGGCGCCGATATGCTCAACGGCTCGGCCGAAAGTTCCACCGACTGGGGCGCGGTCCTGGCCGGTGGCATCGTCGGCGCGGCGCAGGGCGCCATCAACCAGATGGTGGGCGGCGCCTACGCCAGCGGCCAGTTGCAGCCGTCGCCGGCCGCTGTCGCCGCATCGCAAGCGGCAGCGCAGCAACGCCAGATGATGACCCTGCTGATTATCGGCGCGGTGATCTACATGGCGACGAAGGGATGACCCTATGGTGATACCAAACCTGAGCCTTTCGGCTGGTGGCGGTGGTCCGTCGAACGCGAATTCAAGCGCGGGCGTCAACGTGTCCACCAATTCGCCCTTTAACTTCGATGATTCGGGGTGGGTGATCAACTTCGGTGACGGCAACACGGTAAAGGCGGAAGGCAACAGCGGCGCAAACCAGTCGTCGCAGTCGCCGGCTACCTCGTCCGGCTTGCTCGGCAACCTGGGCGGCATCAATCCCAACATGCTGCTGGTCGGCGCCGCCGTCCTGCTGCTGATGCGTCGCAAATGAAGGCGATTTTGTGCGCGCCGGGGGAGGCCGCGGAACTGCTGGCCGGGGCGAAATCGGCTAAGACCGATAGTCAAAACCGCTACAGCCTGGCCGACGTGATCGCGGCCGGCCAGGCTTACAAGGTGGTGACGGCGGCCGGTGAAACGGTCGCCGCCTACGTCCTGGCGCAACTGGGCGTCAATCTGTGGATCATGGCGGCGGCCGGCCGCGCCGCATTCGACCTGACCGGGGCAATTGCTGCCCTGGTGGATGCGCAAGCGGCCGGCTTTCGGTCAATCGGATTCCGAACTGAGCGGCGCGGCATGGTCCGCAAGGCGCAGAAATACGGATACCAGGTGACGCGCCAGGAGGGCGGCGCCTACTACTTACGAAAGAATATCGAAACATGATTTTACGCCCTGAACAAATTCGCCTGGTGCGCCTGGGGCGCCCTGTGACGCCTTGCAACTTCGGCGGCGGCAGCAAGAGCGATAGCAGCACGTCAACGACGAACGACACGACAAACCACGTTTCCAGCACCGATATGCGGAACGTAGCCAGCGATTCGGCCGTCGCCATCAGCGGCAGCGGAAACACGATTGATCGCAGTTCGTCTAGCGTGACCTCGTTTATCGACACCAGCAATCGCAGCACGTTGACCTCGTTCGTGGACAACAGCACGAAAGATTCGTCCACTAAGTTCACAGACAACAGTGACCGCTCGGTGACGACCGTCAACAACGTGACCGACTACGGCAGCGTCAACAGTTCGCTGACGCTGGCCGGATCGATGACGAACAAGGCTTTCGATACTGCGGCGCTCGGGATCACTGGCGCTATCGATGTACTCAAGCAGGAAAGCGACAACGGCCTCAAGGCCATCGGCATGGCGTTTGACTCGGTGGGCAAACAGAGCGCGCTGTCGGCGTCGAGTAGCGCGGCGACACTCGGTTTCGCCAGTGATGCGCTGAAGGCCACGCAAGCGGCGTTGCAAGACGCTAAAGACGGCGGCCAGTCCAAAATGGTTATGACCGCCATCGTTGCGGCCGGCGCCGTGGCGGTGGCGTTCGCTTTGAAATAAGGATAAGAAAAAATGCAAAGTTACGTTTTGAATCTGGCCGTGGGCGCCGTGCGCGCCTTTGATGTGCCGGCCGACCTGTTCGTTTATGAGTCGGGCGCACCGACGCCGACGACCGGCGATACCCGTATCAAGATCAAGCCAAATACCGGCGCCGAAATCGTCCTGCGGCCTGGTCAGCGTTTCCGCCTGGCGCCGAACTCCGACGCCACGCACTGGGAAGTGTCCGCGCTCGATCCGGCCGTTGCCATCGTCGGCTACGTCATCATCGGCGCGGGTGAGTTCGATGATGCAAACACGCTCAACAAGGTAACGCTTGACGCCACTTTCGCAAACCAGGTGACGGTGACCAACACGCCCGCCGCCCGTGTGCCTGTTACGTTGGATACGAACCAGCTTTTGAAGCTGGACCCGAACAATTCTATTAGCTCCGCCGCTCCTGTCATGGCCTACACCAACGCGAAAAGCAATATCTCTTTACCGGCCAGCGCCGCAGCCAATCTGATCACGGCGGCCGAAAACGTCAACGGCGTGATCTTTGAGCAGATCGTCCACAGCCTGGGGGGCGGCGGGGTTTTGCTTGCAAAGGCGACTGCCCCAACAGGCCCGTATGACGGCGAAGTGTTGAACGGCCTGTTTGCGCCCGTATCGGGGCCGGCTACCGTGACACAGCGAATAAAGGTGACGGCCGGCAAAGGCGTGTGGGTATGGAACTCGCACGGATCAACGATTTTTGTCGGCAACGTGCTGTACACGGTGCTGTAGTGGATAACCAGTCGCTGGTAGTCGCCCTGGTGGTCGGCGGCCTTCTGGTTTATGCGGTGACGCACCAGGACGGCAGCACGGCCGGCGACGATGAATCAAACATTATTGAAGACGGATTCGAGGAAATTATGAGCAGAGTATCAAGCTGGCCGACCGCCAGCGCGCCGTACCAGGAAACGATTGCAGAGGCCGCCGCACAATTCGGCGTACCGGCTGAAATCCTGGCCTGGCTGCTGTGGAAAGAGTCGCGCTATAACCCGGCGATTATCGACGGCAGCACGCGCTCCCGCGTGGGCGCCATGGGCATTGCGCAGTTCATGCCGGCGACGGCGGTAGACGAACTGGGGAGCCAGGCGGCCGCCCTGGACCCTGACACGGCCATTCCCGGCGCGGCGCGCTACCTGGCAAAGCTGTACCGCAAGGCCGGCTCCTGGGCCGGCGCGCTGGCCGCGTACAACTGGGGTATCGGAAACGTGACCCGCAAGGGACTGGAACAGGCGCCGCCTGAGACGGTCGACTACTACACAACCATCCTCGCAAAAGCGAATGCAAACGGAGCAGATTATGAGTGACAACAACAATGCGCTGATCATCGGCGCCGCCGTCCTGGGCTATCTCTATTTGAAGGGCAACCAGGGCCGCGTGGTGGCCGGCCAGCCACGGCCAGGCGTCGTAACGTCCATGCCTGGCAATGTCGGCGCCGGCTGGCAACAGGTGGGCGTGGGCGCCGTGGCTGGCTTCCTGCAATCGGTGATCGGCGGCGTGCGCAACAACACGTCGCAAACCGTGTTCCCGACGACGAAGGACCCTATGGATTCCATCCGTGGTGACCAGCTACAGGAAGGCTCCTACGGCGACAGCACGTTGATCGGCGACGGTGAGGACTTCTACACATGGGCCTGAAGACTGACGCGGAGATTGCCGGCGTGGCCGTCGTCGTCGCGTTGATCGCGCTGGCCTACTTCAAAGACCAGATCGGGGAGGCTGTAGAGCATCCGGTGAAGGTGGTAGGGGAGTGGGGCGCTGACCAGGTGGAAGACGCCGGGGAACTGCTGGGCATTCCGCGCACCAACGAAACGGAATGCGAGAAGGCGTTACGCGAGGGCCGGACGTGGGATGCATCGTTTGCCTGTCCGGCCGGAACATTCATCGGGAGCATTTTTAAATGAAAACGGAATACTGGTACGCCGTGGCCGCCGTGGTCGCGCTGTACATGCTGCACAAACAAACCGGCTGCACCTGCGGCCAACAACCATGAAAGGAAATACCATGCTGCAAAAACTCGTAACCCGCCTGCAAGAGCCGTCCACCTGGGCGGGCCTGTCGGCCCTGGCCATGTTGTTCGGCGTGCCGGCAAATACCGTAGACCTGTCCGCGAAGGCGGCCGGCGCGGTCCTGGCGCTCGGCGCTGTGTTCCTGCCTGAGAAGAAATAAGGCCAGGCCATGACGTTCGATCAAGTCGTTCAAGTGGTGGGCCTGGTGACTAGCTCGGGCGTCCTGGCGGGTGGCCTGGGGCTGATGAAATGGGCGCTGGCGGTAGAACGCCGGCTGATGGCTGTAGAACTGAAAACGGAGAAAGCACGATGAAGAAGAAGACGCCGCCGCGCAAGGCGAATGGTCAATTCCGCAAGCGCAAGAAGAAATAAGAGAAGCCCGCAAATGCGGGCTTTTTTGTTGCCTGGCCGGTTTTCGGGGGCGCGGAAAACGGGCTGTGCAAAACGCACGCGGAAAACACCAATCCGCCACAGTTACAAAAGCCTGTCAATCACCGCATTTTGTAGACCGGCGAATTTGCCGACAGATGGTTAGCTTCCATGACGAGGGTTTTTATCGACGCCTCAAGCTGTGCAATCACTTTTTCCTGCGTTTCGATACGCTGGTGCGCCAGGTAGTTCGCGTAATGGTTGTGCGTGTCAACGACGCTACGGCCCCAAGGTGTCTCCCAGTACAGCGCAATGAGATACGCCCTGGGAAGCCTGGATTTACCTGCAAGAATGCGGTCTAGCGTGGTGCGGTGTATGTCCAGAAACTCGCACGTCAAAGCGCGCCCGAACATATCGACCATGATCTTAAAGTGGTCTAAACCGCCAATCTTTCTGTCAAAAGTTATCAAACCAGCCCCCAAAAAATAAGGAACGTATAGTGCCACTCGACATCAACCGAATTCTCACCAATTATTGCATTTAGAGCATTTCCTCTAAAGTTTCTCAATTCGCACCTCCATTTCGCATAATTTATATTATGTCAAATTGATCGTCGTCGCCGCCGCCGCCTTGGCCCTGCTTTACGGACAATACCGGCATGGCTTAAACGGGTGTTTGGTTCTGCTGCACTGATCCCGGCAGCAAGCTAGCAAATCCAATATTTCACGCTTTGATACGCCTGCCATGAGCAGGCGTTTTTTATGGGCAGCGACAAGACGGTAATGCTTACGCGCCCGCGCCTCTCCCCAACGCGCTCCACGCAGATTTCGAAGGTGCCAGTAGCTGTTGCGAATTAACGTCAGCGTGTTTGAAAACTCGACCGGTCCAAGCTGGTCAAATGGGAAAAGCTCTAATTGCATGTCAGCAATATAGCGAAATGCGTAACTGTATGCCAACCCCTGAAAGGCAGTCTTCAGGAGCGTGCATGGTGGACGTGAAACAGAACCTTGCTTCGCCTGGCGATGGACTGCCCGCTAAAACTTTGGAAACTAAGGCGGGTCGAGCCGCCCGCGTGCTGAACTACTTCGGGGACTTTCACATCAACTGCAAAACACCGGCCCAGCTGGCCCCCAAAGATTTTGCCCTACGGGCCGCTTGTACTTAGCAGTGGTCATCGCTTTCGCAAAAGCTGTTGCCGCAGCAACCGCTCTATCAACTGATCCTGTGTTTCATCACGAAATTGAAGAAACTTATTTAGCCCATCCAGCACATCAACAGGCAGTTCCACAGTCAAGGAACCCACACCAGACGCCCGCAGACGGTCCCTACGAGCCTTCTGACGCTCGGCTGCGGACATAGCCTTACCGGTGGCAGGCCGACCGCGCTGACGAATTGCGCCGCCCAAAAGGTCAATCTGTCTTACATCGATATTTCTACTCATATCCACCCCCACAATTAGCGTTACAAGTCACGATAATTCCGCGCCCTACTTCTAATCCTTAACGACCTTGGCACTCAGCACCAAAACCAAATCGGTGCGCACACTTGATGACGACCTCGCCGCCCAAGAAGGCAAGAACGACAGCGCAGATGAGTTCTTAGCATCCTGACTATCGTTCAGGCCGCCGATCAACAAGACCGCACCATCATCGACAGTGACCTGAGTTTTGACCTGCCGCTTAATCAACGTTGGCGAACTGGTGACGCCGGTAGACGTAGCCTTAAAATTACTGATCTGCCCATCCACAGAAAGCAAAATGCGGCCACTGCCCAACACCTTCGGCAGCACGTCGACAATCACGCCAGACGGCCTATAGACGATGTTCTGTACGCTGTTGCCAGAGTTATCCTTGCCGGTGCTGGAAATGGTCGGCGTCTCATCGCCAACGGTCAATACAAGCTTCTGATAGTCATCGCCCACGACGCGGCTATTTGACACCTGCTTAAATCGGCTATCAGTCTTGAGCGCGTCAACAACCAGCTCAAACCGCGAACCCTTAAGGCTGACAGCCGACCCTGAATTGACGGTGCCAAGCGACACGCCGAGCTTAGCGCCAAGGACATTTGCCAACAACGAAATACCACGCCCGTCGCTATCGTTGTTAGTCACCTCAACCCAAGATGCAGACACGTCCACCAGCTGAGGCGCAGCATCAACAGCGTCGAGTACCTTACGCATTTTGACGACATCATCAACGGACCCGGTCAACAGTATGCCGGCGCCGGCGGTAACGGCAGCACGAGACCCAAACGACCCGACAACCACGCCAACCAAAAAATCACTCGGCCGATTCTGAGGCGCATAAAACTCGGTAACATCATCCTTCTGACGACGACCACCAACAGCGATCCCGGTCAAGCCTTCATCATCCGCGTCGGCATGCGCATGAGACGCAGCCTGGACAACTTTATCTACCGACAAAACAGGCGCAACGGCGTCAGCCTGCTTCACTGATGGAACAAGGTAATACACACCGTCACGCACGTCCACTGCAACGCCCTGCTGCTTGAGAATGCCCTGAACGAACGGCAGCGCCTTCGCCTCTTCGATAGCGGACACGCTCAGAGTGATCTTGCGATCCATAGCCAACACGTCAGGCGTCACTACGTAATCAACATGCAGAAGATTCTTAAATACCGACTGGCTGAACGAAACGAGCGAAACCTCATGAAAATTGAAAGCGACAGGTGACGAGAAACAGAGCGCAGGCACAAAGCTCAGCAAAGCAATAAGACGTTTCATAATGCCCCCTTTACCCATTCGCCTTTTGATACTTCCGCCTCCCATGCACCGCCGCCGAGCAACGCGATATTCAGCGGCTCGACTACACGTCCATCAGACAGCGTCACTAAGAAATGCTTGTTGGGTAACCGGGTATAACCGACGCCCTTCACCTTCTCAGAGAAAACGCGATCGGATGCGGCAACAGCAGGCGCTGCACCAACAGCAGGAGCGAAACGACGCGTCGCGACAGCACCCAACACGACGCCGATAAACATAGCGCCAATCAAGAATTTATTCATATGCTTAGAAACCGGCTTTGGAGGTGGAGTGCGGCCACGGAGTAGATCCAACGACGCAGGCCCGGGCAAACGCGGACCAACAAACTTGGGATCGATGCCGACCAATGCGGACAAATGCCACGCGGACAAAAGACAATGAGACCCATGCGGATACGACTCAGAAAACACCTGTGTAGTGTTATAAGCGTCATTCAGATCGTCGCCGCGAAAAACCCACCGATCAGCTACAAGCCCGTCAGGCAGCGAACCAAGCCTTACCACTCCTATGTGAACACGCGGGAGGTTGCCTTCAGTTGCGCCAGCAGTTAGCACCTTCAACAGACCGCTAACGAATGGCACCTTCATACGATCAAGCCGATTCAGACGTACAACGTATTCCAACAGGCTATCGCGAAGCTGTTTATCGACCTGCGAGATATTCTGCATGATGAAGAAGATATCCCAGCCGTACTTACGTGCGTGTATAGCCCACTCCAACAGCTCAGCCCTACCCTTGTCCTGAAAATTGCGCGTGTTCAGCCACGATCCGCACTCATCGAGCACCAACGCGCCATTATGGGACTCATCGAAACCCCGCAACAGCTTAGGAGACGGAGCCTCAGCCTCAAGCCCGCCTTTGCCCGAACGTATAATCGGCTCAAAATCCACAAACCGGTTGCCACTGCCAATCATGTATAGATCAACCGATGAAGGCTTATCCGGTATGCGCGTAACAGTGGACCGGTCACGATCATCCATCAGGTGCTCAAGAAACACGTCGCAATTAGTCGCGACACGTTTTCCAGCGCGCAGATAGCGCCTAATCTGGTCAATTGCGGCCTTGCCCTTGCCACTGCCAAGCTTACCGGTGATCGCGTAGACTGCCATCGTCTGCCTCCTTCTTCGCTTGCTTGATGCGCTTATACGCCTGCGACAAAACATCGTCAGGCAAGTCCGCCACGAGGTATTTGCATACGAACCAGACGATGACGAAAAAAGTGCAGATCAATACCCAGTAATCTAAAAAGAAACGCATCATATAGTTCGGCTCCAAAGCTGGAGAATATTGAACTTCCATTTGAGCAGCTCACACAACGACCACAATGCAAGATAGGCAGTGATGCACTGCTGAGCAGTAGGAGAAATCACAACTGAGACCCCGGCCGCAAACATGGGATGCATCGACGCGGCACCTGCCATGGCAAGGTTTACACCAAGGCGCAACGACGCGTAGATCAAAACAAGAAGACCACTAACTATGGCAATGAGCGCAACCGCAACGGCCATTTTTTGAGTGAAATATTTAACGAGCCATGCAGCCAACGCGGAGAACACGTTAAAAAGAAAAGTACCGAGTAATGGCATTGAAGTCCTCCTTTAAACGTTTTTAGAAGTAGCACGAGCGACCATCGCGATAGCTGCAAAGACGAAGGCACATGCCCACAAAGCAGTAAACAAAGACCGCAGTTGATCAAGGTACCCGCAGATCGAGATGGTCCAAGTCCCGGCAATCATCGGGAGGCCGACTGTAGGATTAGTGCATTCGCCCTGCGGAAAAGTTATAGTGTTTATCGGCAGCGACGTATCTTTATCTTTATCGTTTTGAGCGTCGCCAAAACCCTTAGTGCGGTCGGCGTCATTACTATCAAACAGCTTCATCAGCCCATCAAGCAGCCCGGTACCTGTTGGCGTGCCGGTTTCATCAATGCGACAAGCTGCCTGCCCAGGAGCACCGCAATTTGCCTGCGAATCACCAGTACCACCATCGCCAGTCCCACCGCCACCCGTCCCACCGCCACCCGTGCCGCCGCCGCCAGTACCGCCGCCACCAGTACCGCCACCGCCAGTACCGCCACCAGAATCCCCACCGCCACCGGTTCCACCACCAGTATCGCCACCACCAGTACCGCCACCACCAGTACCATCACCACCAGTGAAAGGAGGAGCCTCTGTGGAAGGATCGGCATTTGCACCGCCGACTTCCCCGGTTTCCTTAAGATTGATAGTGCAAAGCTTCAGCTGCACACCATTTTGCGGGGCATATATCGCACAGCCCCCAAGCCCGGAGTAAGCCACAACGCAACCATGATGAACGGCAGAAACAGACCCGGCATCGCGAATCTTCTGCACGACAAGATCGTTATTGGTGGCACTAACATAGGCAAGCGGCAGGTATTCAACGGAACCGCCATCAGCCCCAGCAGTACAACCACCAGTAGATTCCACCCAAGCGCTAAAGGGACCGTTAAAGGCCTTCAAGGTCCACTTACCCTGACCCGTAGCGCTCGCTTTAACAGCCGCATCAAGCCCATCGCACTCAGGCGTAGGATCTTGTGGCCAATTACCGCCCAGCCATTTAACGACAGTCGAGCACGCGACGGGTTCCAGTGGTGCGCCACCACCAATGCCGTTAACACCAAAGGTTAAAGTCCTCGCAGCAAAAGCGTCAGCTGAAAGAAAACTGAGCCATAGCAACATAAGAAGCTGGATTGAAAAACGATTCCTCATCACCACCATCCGCTACCGCGCCACGCGGCAAAAATAAAAAAGGGGCGCACACGTCGCCCCGATCCCTTCTATGCAGCGACGATTAGCCCGCTTTCGAGAAAGCTTTCTTCATCATGCGGATGCCCCAGAAGCCACCGGCCACCAACACCGCGACAGCGAACGCAGCGGTAATATACGAAGTGGCGGTACCGCTCAGGGCGTTAATGGCGGTGATGCCCGGATCATCAGCGGCCACTGCGGAACCAGCTGCAACCAGAACGCCAACAGCCATCAGGCCACGTTGAATATTTTTGTTCATACAAACTCCATTAGGTAAGGCCTACTTAGGAGAACTGCGCGGCCAGCACAGCCCAACACAACGAAATTATTCCAACGTTTCAATGGCACGCCGAGCGATGCGCTGGACAGCGCCCCCGGCATAACCAATGCCAAATGCCGTAAAGCACATAGCTATAATTTGTAGAGTGGTAAACGAACTCATTTGACACCCACGATGCGGTCGATAATGTGCTTAACGAGGTAGACGCCACAAACAAACAAGCCAGCAAGAAACAGCACAGGCCAAAAGGCCGACAATAAAGCGCTCATCGTTGACCTCCGGCTATCCAGCCCAATGCCACACAGAGCACAAGAGCAGCTCCGACAAAAATATCAGCAGTCACGTTCAAGGCATTTCCTCCGTTCGAGGGGGCGGAAGCATCAGCGCCAATCGGTTGGTCAGACAAATACGCTTTGACCACAATCGGATAACCGATAACACCGTTAATGGTGCACTTAGGCGATGGCGAAACAAATGTGGAATCGACCGCCGCATTGCCGGTCACGCACACAACCACATTCTGTAACGTCTGCGCCATCGCCAACCCTGCTTTAAATTGCCGGAACCCCGTCCGGCGCGGTACCACAAAAAGCTACTACTGCGTCAAGTGCAATCCAGCAGATGGAAACACCGGCGTAATGTAGAAACCCTGATGGCAGTTGAACGTAGCAGTGTCCTGCGCCTCACCGTACTGATCAAAAAGCCCTGCCTCATGCAGCCATGGCGTAAATCCGACATCGCCATCAGAGGGCATCAAAAACAAGCCGCTCTCAGCGTCCTGGACTACCCACTTAACCAAGACACCCGCGTTACGCGGCGACATTCGGTTTGCCCGGCTTGGCCGCCTCGATCGGACGCATAGTCAAAATGACGGTCTTCTGCGTTTTGCCATTGGTGACAATTTCCATCTCAGCATCAGCCATGAAAGGAAATGCACCAGCCAGATGCTCATACTTCTTGTACTCCTCCGCCTTGCCGAGGTTGTACTCAGCGGTCGCCGTGCCCATCGCGGAACCCTTGCTGGCGTCGAGGTCCACTTTGACGTAAACCTTGGTACTATCAAATTCAGTACCGTTTTCCATAGTCCCCTTGCTGAACTTCATGCCGGTAACTTCGAGGGTAGTTTTAAATTTCATGACGTTGATTCCTATAAGCGCGGCCCACTAAAACCGTTATCCCCGTTGAGGCCAAACGACGGGACGGTGGTAATAAATTGCATGAACGATGGAATAGCAAGAGGCTCTTGCTTGTGGATGGCGATAGGACCGCTAGTGGCGTGAGCCGTGATAGGCAACAGCCGCTTAGGCCAGTAGTCATCGCCCTCACAGCAAACCTCATCGAGAAAATCCTTATCGCCCTCAAGCTCACGACCGACGCGAAGGTGACGGCCAAACTGCCGCTTGACGATTTCCTTGGTTGCTTCCCAGTTGATCTGAGCTGTCTTCTGTTTGAGCTCAAAACGATCCGGCGCGATCTTGGCTTCGAGCTTCAATAAGCACGGATATGCGCCAACAAAATACTTAGATGGGTTGAGCAACACGTCAGCCGGAATGACCATGCTGGTGTTCTTAAACTCGACCTCAACACGACACCAATTGCTCTGCTTGTCGCCCTCTTTCCGGCCCTTCTCATAGAACCGGCAAAACTTGCTGGAAGCCCTTGTACCTATCGTCAAAGTGCGCCCCTTACCGCTTGGACGACGCCAGTTTCCGAGGTGCTGAATTTCTGGCGGACGCCCGCCAGCTTGGAACGAGAAACCACCTGCTGCCCACTGATCATCAGCCCAATCGACGGATAGATACTCACCGGTCAGATCATCATGCGCGAGGTCGATACGCGATATAGAAGGCCGTACCGCGACGTCGAGCAACCAGCGATATAGCCGATGTTCCCAACCGGCCACAGCATGCGTACAGCCTTGTCCTGTGAGCGTGATCAGCATCGTCTGGCGCTGACCACCAAAGCAAACGAAGCCCATCTTGTCGCCCAATACCCACGACTCGCGATAGAAATTCATGCCGCGATCCCGCTTTTCAGTGATGCCGAATCCGAACACTTTCTCAAGCTGCCGAGAAGCTTCAGCGATGATCTGATCATCAGTGACCAGCTGTTCCCTCGCCGAGCGGAAGAACGTATCTTCGAGCACCGTAAAATTCACCCAATCGATAATCGCCGCTTGCGACGCCGATGGACGACGAACCATCACAGTTTTAGTCTCACCAGAATCAGCCAGGACAAGCTTTACCTCGCCGAGATGCTCATCACACAAGCTTTCCCAATGGCCGCCGACTTCGGTCGCCTCGCCACTGTTCAGGTTTTCCCCCATGTTATTAATGGGGGGCACCCGGCCCTCGTTGGCCCCCTGCTTTTGCGGCACAAACCCTGCCTGACGGCCCTCGACGGCGGGCCGCGCCGCTTGCGCGTCGCGTCCTGCCGCCTCAGCCGCAGCCTTAGCACGGCCGTAGATATTCGATTTAATCTTGCGGGATGGGGAACCACCAGACAAACGGGAATAGGCGTCAGCATCGCCCTCAGCGAGCTTAAGGCGAGCGGCTACAGAAAGCTTCATACGGCCCCCAGCGACACCAGATGCGCACGAAACACTAGATTCGGATAGTAACTACGAAGGCGCTTCAACTCGGCATTCACCTCATCGACGGACATAGGATCAACATCGAAGTCGCGCCACTCAGCGTGATCAGTCAAACGGGAGTGAATCACGTACAGGTCAGCAGCCGAACCGGGCGTGGCATACTGTGGCAATATTTTTCCTTGCGGCAACGACATATATCCCTCAATCACAATGACAAACTGGACCGCGCAAATAAACAGCCTTATGGCCGAACTACACAGAACCCTGCTGATAGCGGCGCTACTCGACGTAGTGATATGGCTCTGCATCGGCGCATTCATATTTCAAGCCGGACGCTGGTACGAGCGCAGCCTTAGCAAATCGCGCTCAAACGACGACAACTGGGAACCGAAAGAACCGAAACTGTGACAATTCGATAGAATTGCCCATTGACCTGATGTCGGTAAACCAATACGATCCAGAATGTCCTCATCTGAGTATGTTCTCAGGTGAGGATGTTTCCTCATGTGAGGACATTTGTCAAGAGGCAATTATGAAAAGCGTGAAATACCTAGAACAGCTGAAACAACAAAAAGGCCTGACGAGCGACCGCCAGCTAGCGCTTATGCTAGGCATGGGAACGAGCACGATAAGTCAGTACATGAAGGGTCAGCGAGTGATGGACGACGAGGCGTGTCTTGCCGTCGCGATCGCACTGGAATTTGATGAGCACAAGACAATGCAGCTGATCATGGCGGCAGGAATAGACCGCGCCGAGAAAGCGGGTCAACAATCGCTGTGGACTGTTTTTTCGCAACGGATGGCGGCGACCGCGGCTAGTGCCCTAATCGTTGCAGGTGTCACTTTATTTTTGACACCACAGAACGCAGAAGCCCGTACCTACAGCCGCCATTCGACGCCAACAAGTGAGCAATTTATATTATGTAAAATCGAACGCGCACCAGGCTCCAGGCCTGGCCGGATCAGGCTGGCAGTTGCATCAATAACTTATCCAGCGTGATGGGGTAATCGCGCACGCGCACGCCCGTGGCGTTATATACCGCATTGGCGATGGCCGCCGGTACACCAGTTATACC